GCAGCTCGTAGTAAAAGGTTGTACGTCGGTTTTCGTCTCGCCAAGACCCAGTTCCACATCGCATTCGCACACCTCTGATGTAATATGCTTGTTTGTAAAGCACCATACCCAGGAATGATCGGTGTCGAAAACGGCAGTCGGCCGTTAACCCAGTCGATCCATATCGACTTGCTTGCATTTGTGCGTAACCAAGGATCCCACGCGCTACTTCGGATGTCTAGACATTGCTCAAACAATCTGGTGTCGCCACGTGTGGCTCGACGCTTCGCGACGTCGAACACGGAAGCTGGTACTTCCGGTCGTGCGCTTGGAAACATGGGTGCGCTCGTTTCACTTACTACGGCACCGGGTGTGAATATCTTCAACACCGGTGCCGTCTGAACCAACTCATATGGTTCAAACACCCACTTAGCCTCAGGCGGTGGTTCGACATTATCATGCCACACCCCCATCAACTCATCCGCGGTCACACCCCAGCTCGCAAGAGCCTGTGTACCCGCGGGAATCCCAACCCACTTCCAGTCTGTCCTTTCCCGTGCCTTCCTTACCCCCCACCACTCACCACTTCCACAACCTAAACCCCCGACGCATGCCGGTGAATTGAATAGCCGTTTGGTCACCTCCTCCTTGATCTTATTTGACCGCGATATATCGCCAATCATCACGTCGAGCACCCTACTATTATTAGCTCTAGACGCAACTTGGTTCCAACTTTGAGCCATCTCTCTTATGCGATCCTCTCCACGCAGCAGCTCTCGCGAGACTGGGTTGCGGTACACCATTGCAGGTACTGCTCTTGCAGGGTACCCGCCCGTTAGACCTGGTGTCGCCACCTGACGCAGAAACTCATCTGACCTCGTTTCAATGAAGAATTTAGCAGGGTTCACGTTGAACTCCATTTCCTTGAAACCAGCCCAAAGAGCACAGGCACTGCCCCAATCGGGACATACTACCCGACAATCATCACCTTGTAGGCAATCCTTCAGTATTGGATCGACCCCGCAACGTTCTCGTACCATGCGACGGGCGCAGTAGAGGTCACCAGCGTTAGACATCGTGTCATATAATGCTGTCCACCTCCATCCTGACATCACACCCTTTTCATATGGAACGAGTTGGTCACCGACCTGAGTCGTACCACCTGAAACTCCGTACTTTATCAATTCCATCGTTTCAAGCAGCTCTTCCTTTATTGACGGAGGTGCCCACAGCACAATCTGTCGTTCTATCTCTTCGTTCTTGATCAAAATCATCTCC